CGCCAGGCTTCCAGAGTTGTAAGGTCTGGAAGCCAACCACCTCCTTACTAGTAAGGCGGTAACCACCTGAGCTTTATGTCGACGGTCTCAGGACGTCCCTGACGTTCAAGATGATTCTCGTCTGCAAAGGGCTCTTCGCCCTGCTTCAAGAAAAACTTGAGCAGTGCACCTGTACCCGACGCTTGTGAGCGGGGGATAATGGCGCGAGTCGCATAACCCTTTACAAGAGGGCGATGCAACTTCGTACATTCCTTCTCTCCAGCATAACTGAAAGGAATCGATATACGACCCAAGAGTGGTGAGGTTGACTCAACTATCGGAAAATAGGGAAGAACTTTCCCAATAATCGTGTCGTCCAAGTGCTTCGCGGTCGACCACAATCCTTTAGTGTAGAAAAGATTGCGGAGGGCCACAAGGCTTTCCACTTCTTTTACGTCAGTGCGTGACGAAGGGAACACACGACGGACTCTGACAGGTGTTACGTCAAATCCATCGTAGTAATCCCCTCCACAAGACTCGCGGAATTTGCCATTCCAAAAAGACTTGTTGACATTCACTTTGAAGCCTAATAGCTCCAAAGTATCAATCACGCTGCGCACATATTCTACAGGGACGATAATATCATCTCCGTAGACGCGTACCTTATCCTTCATCGCGAAAACATCGCGACGAGTGACATGGCGATTGAGCACTCTTTCAATCCCTACGTACACCGCGGTAAGAAACACCATGGCTTCCACAGGGAAGCAGAGAGCTGAACCCATAGACGCGAACTTGGTCAAAGGTATAATACCATGACCAGGAACTAAGGCCTTCGAAGACCTTGTCGCGAAAATGGCCTCTTTCGCAAGAGGCCACCACGAGAGAAGGTTTTCTACATGCCTAATCGAAACACGGTCGGAGGCTTCGCTGAGATCCAGCGTTGCCAGCTCCCCAGAAAGGGAGCCTTCCTTAGCCAAGAGCCTATTTGGCACTTGATCGCGGAAACCGACTTGACCCTCTACGATATTCGGACGAGTATTTTTACCAATCCGTTTACTTTCGAGGAGTTCAACAAGGCTTGTCGCGACGGCTTGCTGCATGTATTGCATGCAGGTGGGCTCGATAGCGATAATCCTAGGTGTTTTGAGCGTTTTAGGAACCGTTATGACCTTTACAGGTCGTTCGGATCCGAGTTCAAGGAAGTTAACCCCACAGGCGGCGTCAGAAAAGAAACGCCAGTTTGGCAAAGCGTAATCTCCATAGGAGAACACACTTTCCAGCCTGGAAGGCCATTCACTTTGGTCAAACTTCGCGTTACCGCGAAGCCCATCCGCCGTGGCCCCAGGGCCGTGCTTCGGCCTAATGTTGTCTTCGTAGATCTCGTTTTCGAGTTCTGTGAAGACATCCTGGAACAGAAGAGCTCCGATCCTGGCAAATGAGGTATACATTTCCTCAGGACCCACAACTGAAGCTACTCTAACTTCCTCTTCACACTCAACATAGCCCTTTATAGCGCCTCGTTCCCTTGCTTCTGTGCAAGGTATGAGGATCTTGCCAAACATCATTGTTAATTGACGAATGGCGAAGATGCAATCTATATTGGGCTGGTCGAGCAATCGACCAGTCATTGAGTCGAACACTTGATTCAAGAAACCTCCCAGAAATCTGGGGAGGGGACTTCCTTTTTGCCGAGAAAACCCGACAAATAGGCTGGAATCAACCACTGCAGCCTCCAGACTTCTTTCGAAGTCTTTGGCGTATAGTGGAAGAGTGATTGTCAGGAAAGACAATCCCTCGTGTTCGAAACGACCTTCGAGCTTTTTGTAGTCGAAGGTGGCACTGGTGCAACACATAGCTGCCAGTTCATCAGCAGCCGCTCTCCAGAGAATTTTTAGGCTTTTCATTGCCCACACTCCTAATAAAGTGCTAGGTAATTCCAAAGCCGTTCTGGATCCGCATATCTTGTGAGCGACTAAAGATCGTCATCAACAATGTTGATGATTCTCTGAAGGAACTCATCTAAAGATACCCGACTAAGAGGGGAAGTCAGCAGTGCTGACAACACCACTCTAGCGCAACACGTGACGCCAAGATAACTGGACAATATCTCACAGAAAATCGTGTGAGAGTCAAAAGTGAGCTCTTCTTCAGAACTCGCTTCATCGGAGGACATCTAGGAACGATGCCCCCGATCAGTTTTCGCCACCCAGAAGCTGGGTGACGCGGGCGCCGGAAGAAGCAGTGAGATAGCCCGTGAGGGCATCTACGATCTGCTTCTGTTCCGCAATGGAAAATCCCAAAGGCGGAACATCGACAACCAGATACGCACTCATAGAGTACGACAGGTTGATGGACGAATCAAACACGTCCGGTGCAACCTTCTGGAAATCGATCCGAATCTGTCGACGAGTGCGCTTCCCGTACTGATGGGAAACGACCAAACCGACAGTAGAGTCATCCTTTTGGAATGACCCTGTGTTGACACCCGAGGAAATCCTCGGGAGTGAAGCTGTGACAGCGTTAATTGTCACAGACTGCGGATCGGCAAAAGCCACGGCAGTTCTCCTTTAAGGGGATGGTTAGTAAAACCATCATGGTTGAAAAATCACGCCAAGATGACGTAACCAGCCAGCATCATTACTACGTGGCAGATAAGCCAAGAGCAGCAATGATAGCGAGTTGTCTAGCCGTAAGGGTAGACAACGTAGCAGTGAATCCATACGGATTTGCAGGCAGTCGTTTACACCGTTTATACTCGGTGTCACGAACTGTAGAGGGCGAAACATAAGGTGCATCAAGATGAAGCGATGCAATCCTATGCATTATACTGGACTCTTCGTCCATTATATACCCATACTGCAAAACTAAGCCGTCAGTATCAAGGTTCGATACATTGGTCATAAGATCGCCAGTGTTGGCAAACCAATCGGCGGCCCAGGTCCAAGGGTTAAGATTCCATACGGTATCCGGTGTTAACCGGGTCCCAAGAATCTTACTGGCTTCGCTATGCCAGTACTGCATCTTACTATGGAAATCGGTTGGTTCAGGGATGTAGTATTTGAAGCATCCTTTAAACCAAGTTTTCCGACTCCTGTATTGATACAGTGTACCTTGTAGAAATCCATGCGAGAAGCTCAATGGCACTGGGAGGAATTCTCCCTGATAAGTGTATGAGTCAGTCTCGCTTGGATAGTGATATCCAACTCGTGTTTTTTGGCCGCTTCCCTTTCGGTAAGCTTGCCATATCTCATGAGAGTCGTTCACGGCCTTAGCGAAGGACCGTAGGTCGGAAACCAATGGTTTCCAGCCGAACTCTACATTGATGTACTCGTTACCTGCCTCGCGGCAGATCCGAGCACGCTCTTTGAGGAGTCCACGACCGAGTATGGAAGGAAGACCTTCTCTAGCTTCCCCGATTGCTTGGGGTATAGAGAAGGACGGATTAGTAGGAGAGCAGCGAGAAATCGCTGTAGCTCCCTTACCTTGCATCGCAAGGTCGGTAGGTTGCGGACTAGTTTGTAGTTCGCTACCCCATCCGGCTCGCGGTGCTCCAACGGTAAATGGGCCCTGCCATATGGAAGAGCCCATCTGTCCTGGAGTACATGTATCGATACGTTTAGTCATCGACCATGGGCCACCATCATCGACATTAGTGTCGAGAGGAAAGTGGTTAAAAGTCTCCATTTCACCTGAGGATGAGAGTCCCCAGGTACCATACTGCCATGGAAAGAAGAAGTAGTCACGCTGTTGATACTCGTAAAGAGTACTCGGCGTGAGAAACGACTTTGTCGCCATGGCTATCACTCCTGTGTGGATGTATGAAACCAGTGCCGGGAG